CAGCGCCTCGGTGCCGGTATGGACCGGCAGCGCCTGGGTCACGCAGGCCACCAGCAACCCGGCATGGATTTACCTGTGGTTCGCGCGCGGCAAGACCATCGCCGGGCGACGCGTGTTCGGCGCGCGGCTGCCGGACGCGCGCCTCGAGATCGAAATCATCAAGGCCTGGGGCGCGTGGTGTGACACCAAAAACCTCACGTTCAATTTCGTGTTCGACCAGGCGCAGAATTGCCGCGAGGCGCTCGCGATCATCGCGCGCGCCGGCCGCGCCACGCCGACCTGGTCCACCGGCAAGCTGGGCGTGATCTGGGATGAGGCGAATCTGCCGGCGGTGGCGGTGTTCGGCCTCGGCAATATCCGTCGCAACACCTTCCAGGTGGAATACCTGTCGGGCCCGGTGGCCGACGAGATCGTGGTGAGTTTCATCAACCCGGCGCTCGATTGGCAGCCGGATACGGTGCGCGTCACGGTGCCGGGCGTGACCGACCCGACGCGCCCGGCGCTGGTCGATCTGGTTGGTTGTACCGTCAAAGACATGGCCGGGCGCGAAGCCAATCTGCTCGCGGCGCAGCAGCTTTACCGACGCCGGCAGATCTCCTGGGAGTCGGACTTCGAAGGCATGGTGGCGCTGCGCGGAGACGTGGTGATCCTGTCGCACGATCTCACGCAATGGGGTTATAGCGGCCGCCTGCGCGCCGGCACCGGCGCGAATCTCACGCTCGATCGCGCCGTGCCGTTCACGCCGGCCACGTCGCATTATATCGGTATCGTGTTCCCGAACGGGTTTTACCAGGTGTTCGCCGTGCAATATCAAGCCGGCTCCAGCAACCTGATTGTTTTACTCGACGCCTGGCCGGCGCTCGACGATCTCGGCAACGTGCTGTATGCGCCGGACAGCGACCCCGGGCATCCGCCGTACGATTTTAAATTCGTGTTCGAGCCGCTGGCGACACCCGGAAAAAAAGTCAAGATCACCGGCGTGCAGCCGTTATCGGAACATCACGTGCGCCTGTCCGCCACCGACGAGGACCCGGCGTATTACGCCGCCGAAACCGATCCCTACGATTACGTGACGCCGGCGCTGTACGGCGCCGCCGCGCCGACGATCAGTAACTTGACCGTTAGTGATACTTTGATCCGCGTCGGTTCGAGTTTCGCCACGATGGTCACGCTCGCCTGGGATGCCACCGGCCCGTATGGCGAGGCCACGATCGCGATCGCCTCCAACGGTCAGCCGCGCGGCGTGATCGGCCGCACGCGCGAGCGCGCCTTCAGTTTTCAGGGGCCCATCGTCGGCGCCTTCGATATCGAGGTGAAATTATTCGGCCCCACCGGCGAGACCATTACCGCCGGCAAGGCTTTGACGACTTACGTGATCGTCGGCAAGACCCGGCCGCCGGCCGACGTCACCGGATTCGTCTGTTCACAAAACGGCCGGTTCGTGGTATTCCGCTGGAACGAGATCGCCGACGTTGATCGCGACGGTTACGAGATCCGGCGCGCACCGCTCGGCGCCGCCGCCTGGGTCAACGCCACGTTGGTCACGGTCGCCGAGCAGGGCACGCAAATGACCTCCGGCATCGTGCCGCCCGGTTCCTGGACCATGCTGATCCGCGCCAAGGACACGACCGGCAATTTCAGCCTGACCGCCGCGCGTTTCGACATCGACGTGACCAACGCGCTCGACATCATTTTCCAGCGGCAGCAGGCGCCGGACTGGCTCGGCACGAAAACGAATTTTCTTGTGCACTGGACCGGCGTGCTGGTGCCGGAGAGCACCAAGGCCGCGAACCAGCATACGCGCGAGGAACTGTTCGAGCAGTTCGTGCCGTATCCGCAGGCCTTGTGTGCTTACGAAGCGCCGGAGATCGATCTCGGTTTCGATTCCGACGTGCGCGTGTGGACGGACCCGCAAGGCGCGCTCGGGCGCGGCCGCAGCGGCGTGGTCGATCCGCAGTTGCTGATCGATTACCGCATCGAGGCCGGCGCTTATGACGGCTTCGAGCCATGGAGCATCGGCGACGTGCGCGCGCGCTATATCAAGGAAAAGTTCACGCTCGATACCGCGTCCGGCGTGGCCTACATGACTGGCATGGATGCTGCGGCCGATTCGGAGGAGTTCGCGCAATCGGGCGAATTTACCTCGGCGCTCGGCGGGGTCTCGATCGTTTTTCCGCAACGTTATCACGTGGTCGCGGATTTTGCGGTGATGCCGAGCGGCACCGCATCACGCACCGCGACCTATGAACATCCCGTGACGACTACCGGCACGGTCGCGCACGTCTGGGATGCCGCCGGTACCGAGCTCGCCGGCGTTCCGGCGCGTTGGTCGTCGAACGGTGTCTGAACAGGAGAAACATGACGGCTGAATTTAAACAACCCGATTACAACACGCAGACCGGCACGGAATATCCGTTAACCCTGGATGCGGCGATCGCCGTGTTAGCGCAGTTTGCCGGCCAATTTTATCCACAAATCCTGCTCACGCCGGCGCGAGCCAGTTTTGCCGGCGGCAGTCTGGCGGAACGAACTTATTACGTGAGCGTTACCCTCCAGCATGTTTCCCTGGGCGAATCGTCACCGACCGCCGAAGCCATGATCGTCGTCCCCGCCAATTATCGGCTGCGAGTGATTTCGCCCGCCGCGTATTATTACGCGACCGGCTGGCATGTTTATGTTGGCACGTCTCCCGGCGTGGGCACGAAACAAAATGTCTCGCTGCTCAGTTTTGGCGCCAATTGGGACGAACCGGTTTCTGGTTTGATCTCGGGCGCCGCGCTCTCGCAGGCATTGTCATTGGTCATTGGGTTTGGACGCACGCTTAAAGATTACGCAACAGCGCCGTTATTCAATCAAAGCATAGCGGGGTTATTTATTTTAACCGCCGCCAACGTGACCAATCCGCGGATCGATCGGATCGTGCTGGACAAATTCGGAACGGGCAATCGCTTGACCGGGACGCCCGCCACGCCTCCCGTAGCCCCGGCGCTTGCCGTGAATCAATTTCCCTGCGCGCAGATTTATGTCGCGGCGAATGCGACACAGCTCACCAACAGCAATATCACCGATGAACGCTGTTCATATTTATTCCCTTGATGACGAGGAGATTAAAAATGCATTGGAAACAAATCCTGGATAATCCGCGCGGTCGCCTCGGCCTGTGGATGGTTATCGTGGCCGTCATCCTCATGGTACTGTCATTTTGTACCACGGCTCGCGCCGAAGGATTCGGTATCAGCGCGATGAAAGAGGTTACGCATGATGAAGCCACCTATGCCGGTTTCATCGATTACACCGCTCCTGCTTGGTCGGCCTACGTGGGCCAATGGCGCAGTGATCGTTTCGGCGGCCGCACTCGTCTCGCCGGCGCCGAATATCGCCGATCTCTCGGGCCGCTATTTGCCGGCATCGGCACGGCCTGGCTGGATCAAACGACACCGCTCAATGGCATGCAATGGAATTTTTCCATTACGATCGGCGCGGATCTGGGTTGGGCGGATCTGTTATGTCGGCATATCAGCCATGCCTCGATGCTCGGTATCGCCCCGGACAAACCGAACGGCGGATGGAATTGGTGCGGCGCGCATCTGAGTTTTTAACGATTTGAACGAAAGGAGAAACGCATGGCCGAACGAACCATAGGAAAAAATATCCACGGGCAGCCGATTTTCTACGGCACGGCCTCCGATCTCGCGGCCAAGACCGCCATCATCGATGCGCTCGCGGAATATAGGCTTCCCGACGGTTCGCGTTACCAATCCAACGGCGCCGGCGGATGGACTCAAACCCACGCGGCTGGCGGCGCGGCGCTGGTCAATCTCCGCGATTCCTCGGGAACCGAAATTACCTCTTTTGGCAACGCCGGTGCTCCCGGCACGCTCGTCGCCACGGAAATTTCCAATCCCCTCTCCGGTACGCGCACCACGCTGTACTTCACCGGAGCCACGAGTTTCTTCGCCTCGTTTTACGAGTACACCGCGACGGCCACGGCCAAAGAGCTACGCATGGTATTCAACGCCATCGATGATGCCGACGCGGATGTAAAAGCCGTTACCCCAGGCCAGCGCGACATCCTCAAGATCGGCACCATCGCCAACGGGTTGCTCGCGGAGTTCAATAAAACATTCAGCAACGACAACAAGTGCGTGCGGGCCGACATCTATTCTGACGCCGCCGCCGAGGCCGGAACCACGAAAGCCTATGCCGGGGGGGTGTCGCCATGAACTTAGTTGAACAAGCACCTAAACTTAAATGTACTTTTACGGCAGCGAACGGAACCTTGCTGACCGCCTACCCGTGGACGGGCGCGGGGGAGATACGTCCCTCAACCAATCCTCAGTGGGCGATGATGACGGGAGTGGGTTTTGGCACCACGAACGGCCAGATTCAATCGAACGCAGCCCGGTTTGTATTCGGCAGCAATGAGCAGAATGCTGTTATTCAATTACCGAGTCGGGCCACGAAAATTGTTACTGCGCTTAAAAATACAGACGATGCCACGAGTGATGCCGCCGTCCTGCTGCGCTGCAACGGTAGTGTAAATATTTTTTGGTATGTCGGGTTGGTACACTATGCGGCGGCGGATGTCCGTCTTGAAATATGGGAGAAAGGCGCTAATTTTCTACTTAAAGCGTCCACGCCTCTAGTAGACCTTGATTTTAATACCGTCTATAAAAGTCTTGTAGTTTATGATAATGGCAGCGTCATTACTGGCGCTTGCCTAAAAGCCTCTGGTGTTGGTGCTTTAGTGCATTTTGCCACTACGAGTGCAGTTAACAACACTTACGTCGGTATCATATCCACCGTCGCCGGGACAATGACGGCGGATAATTTATCGGCGTGGTACTGAATGATCGCCAACGCAAAGGTAATGTTGCTCGTCAACAGCGACCGTCCGGAACTGGATGCGATAGCTAACTATTATATTTCAGCGCGGGGGCTGAATCCTGCGCACAAGTTCCCATTAGCGATGGGCGGTAGCTATGATACCGGACTGAGTGAGGCAGCTAATTATTCCAACATTGTTCTTCCCGTGGCGCAGTACATCCAAGCCAACGCCATCGAGTGCATCATTCTGGCTCCGGGAGTTCCTTGGACAGCCAGCGGCCTTTCTCTCAGTGATGTACTCGGACATTCCCAGCATCAGATGAATAAGGGCGGGGCGTTTGCGGCTTCGGCCAGTTCAGGGGCGGGCCTGCGGTTTGACCACACGGATGCGGCTTATGCCGCGGTGCACGAAGTGGCTGGGACCACCGGCGCAGATATAAATCGCAGCACACTGACTTTTGGCGGTATCGACACCTATAAAATGACCACCGCCCGCTACAACTGGAAAGGAAATCAGGCATGGATACCGCACGGGCGGCTGGGGAATGTTTTTGGAACGGCAGAATGGGAGAGTTACGAGGGGACTAAACGCATTATTGACGACGCCATCGCCTCTGAAAAAAGTATCGGGCAGGTCGTAAGCGAACAAGTGCCCATCCATTTGAACCTCCACGACACCTCCGGGCCATATATTTCAGGCGTGAACATGGCGCGGGTTCGGCAACATCTTGCGAATCTGGGGATGAACGTCAAACACACAACTGGCCCGAGCTATAACGCCAACTGGGTTCCTCAGCCCCCCGCCGATAGCTATGGGTCGTTTGTAAATGGCGAGTTTGCCGCCAATCCCATGCCGGTGTGGATGTTCATTTGTCAGAGATATCTTGGAAATTGGGATAGTAATACGTGGCTGAGTTCTTTCACCCCGATGCGTGGTGGCGTGATTTTGGTCACAAACTCATCTACCGCAACTTGGGTTGGTGGGTTTATTGAAAAAGGGGGATGCGCGGGAGTCACCATACTGAGTGAGCCCTATTCCGATGGAGTACCGGAAGTCGAAGCGTTTATGCGACGGCTTCTTGAAGGCATGACAATAGCCGAAGCCAGCATTCTCAGTACCCCGAAGGGTGAGTATCAGCTTTGTCCGGTAGGCGACCCGCTCTACCGCCCGTTTGGAAAAAACGGAAATTCCATGCGCGTAACGAGGGCACGATGAAATTCTTATTTCCGATCATCCTGCTTCTCGTGATCGCACTCCCGGCTTCGGCCAGAGATTACACGGTCCAATGGGACGCCGTGGTGGGTGCGACGGGGTACATGGTCTGCGTGGATTCAGTAGACCCGGCGACGTTGAATCCTCCGCCTCCCCAAGAATGTGCGGGGGCGGTTGCCTATCCAAGCACGCCTACCTATGTGTTTTCAGCCGCTAACGATGCGACGATGTGGATCAGGGTGCGTGCCACCAAAGCCACATGGGCCGGATGGAATAGTTGGAATGTAGAGTGGGGGCAATATAGCTGGACTACCGCGTGCTTGAACGGTTTGTGTCAATCCTTTATTCGATGTACGCAATGACCGGCCCAGCTTTCCGGCCAGCGTGATGGAGAATAAATGAGCCTGAAATCATTGGCCGACAGCATGGGGGAACACGGCGCGTTTCAGTGGTTATGCCGGTATCCGCGCGGGAGAGCGTATGGCTGAGCTCGGCTTCGATAAATTCATGGCCGATTTCGTGCTGCCCTGGGAGGGCGTGCGCGGCGAGGACGGCGGTCATACAGATACACCGGGAGATCCTGGCCGCGAGACGAAATGGGGCATAAGCAAGCAATCCTATCCAAATGTCGATATCGCCGGTCTAACCAAGCCAGGCGCGCTGCAAATTTATTTTCGCGACTATTGGCTCAAGACCGGAAAACAGAAAAGCTACTGCGATTCGCTCCCGCACCCGGCCAACCTGGCGCATCTTGACTGCGTGGTGAACGTGGGCAACTGGAAAACCGCCAAGGACGGCACGCCGGTGTGGCACGGCCGCGCCAACATGATCCTGCAGATCGCGCTCGGGGCGGATGACGACGGCTACATCGGCCCGGCGACATTGGCGGCCATCGCCGGCGCCGACCCGTTGTCGCTCGCCGGGCGCATGATCGACCAGCGCGATTTCTACTACGCCGGCCGCCTCGAGCTGCCGGGCGCGAATCTGAGCGTCGGTGGTTGGGCCGATAAATGGCGTGGCGGTTGGCGCAACCGCACCACCGCGCTGCGCCGTTACCTGGGCTTGCCGCCGCGCGATCCGAACCTGTTTACCCGGCTGGCGTCGTTGCCGGCGGAAACCGACGTAGGAAGTTGAATGGACCCACAAATCACCACGACCCTCACGAACGCGATCGTTGCCACCTTCACGGCGATGCTGACGCCGGCGATGGGTTATCTCATCATCGGCTCGCTCATGTTGACCCAGGCGGTCAAATGGGGGGCGATTTACCTGCATAAATTCATCCCCGGCCCGGCGTTCTGGTTCATCGTCTCGCCGCTGGTGACCGGCCTGCTGGCGTTCAATATCTGGACCGACGCCGCGGTGCACTGGGTCGGCGCCACGCTGACCGCCTCGCTGCTGTCGAACCTGGCGTATGCGGTTTTTCTCAAGCGGATGCTCGGCCAGGCGGCGCCGGAGGCGTATGCGCGGCTTAACGCGCCCATCAACCGGCGAAAAAAACGTCGCGGCCGGATCGTTAGCGAGCGCCGCCGACGATGAATAAATTATTTTCCAAGTTCTTCAGCGCCGGTTGGTGGGCCTCCGAGGCCGCGCTGCTGGTATGGCTCTACAGTTACGTCATGGACGTCGGCCTGCTCGGCGCGCTCCGGGGCTTCGCGTTCCACACCGCCGTGCTGTGGCTCGCCTTCGCGGCGCTGATGCTGCTCAAGCGTCATGCCGAGACACACGCCTGGCCGATCTGGGCGGTGAAGTTACTGCGCGCCATGTTCGTGCCCGCCTATATCTATGACTGCTGGTTCAACACCCGCTACGGCACGCTCGCCTTCCTGGAGTTCCCGCCGGCGCGCGAGAACCAGGTCCTGGGCATCACGATCAAACACCGCTTCGAACCTTTCACCTCACGGCTTAAACGGCATTATCCAATAGCCGGCTGGCGCGGGAACGAAGCACGCCTGTTCTGCTGGCTGGTGCATAAGGTCGATAAAGGACATTGCCTGTGACTTCCGTGCGCTACTTCCCGCGCACCGGTTTGGTATTACTCCGAGGCCTCAGCGTGACCACGACTTTCCATGCGTTTGACCGTCACGACATCAATCTCAGGCTGGATTGGCTCGGTTACCGGCGGGTGAATCAGTGGGAACCGGACGGCGTCAATTTCATTGCCCACACTGAGCGGGTGCGCTCCCAGGCGGCCGCATGAACTGGCAGAAATATATTGGCATCGCCATTATCCTGCTGGCTCTGTACGGCGCTGGCATGGGCACCGGCGCGGCGCTGTGGTATGGCCACGTGCAGACGCAGGTGGTGACGATCGTCGAACAGGCCAACACGGCCACTAGCACTGTGCTGCCAGAACTCGCCGGCAAACAGGTAGCGATCGCGGAACAGAAACCCATCATCCAGGAGGGCATCACCCATGTTTCAGACAATCCTCTGTGCAATCTTGCTCGCGGCGATGTCAGCGTGCTCAACCTTGCCCGTACCGGCCACGCCGATGCCGCCGCCCTCGCTGATGAAGAAAAGCAAACCCCTTCGAGCCTTACCCAACGAGCCGAGGCCAATGCTCACGCCGAGTGCGCGATCCAATACCGCGAACTCGCCGACGCCCACGACGCCCTGATCGATTGGCTGATTCTTAGCGGTCGGCATTGATCATCCTTCCACACCCTTTCCACAGTCATAAACTTTTATGTTCTGATAAGTGCTTATATATAGTGTCAACGTATGCGGAAAGTGTGGAACGTGAAGCAGCAACAGATCAAACGTAAGTGCCTGATAAAAATGGTGGGCGATGCAGGGTTCGAACCTGCGACCCCTGCCGTGTGAAAACAAGTGTTCATGTTCTTATATGTTCTGATACAAGGATAAATTGAACATTTGCTGTCATCGTTCCACAATCCTTCCACAGTGGCGACGATTCGACCGAAGGGTAACGGCTGGGAGGTGATGATCCGCAAGAAGGGTCATTTACCCATTTCAAAATCATTCCCCAAGAAAATATTGGCCGATCAGTGGGCCCGAGAGAAAGAGGCCGAGATCGACGCCGGCCGTTACCGCGACACCCGCCTTGCCGAAAAAACCCCGCTGTCCGCTCTGCTGACCCGCTACCAGAACGAAATCACGCCTTGCCGCGAGCCTACCTCCCACGTTCCCGAGAAATCGCGCCTGAAGACCCTGACGGGCTATTTTGGCGATTACATGGCGGCGGGCACCACCAGCGAGCACGTCGTTGGTTATGTCCGGCAGCGTCTCGAGTCGATCGGCTCCGATGCCGTGCGCAAGGAACTGCAGTTGTTGTCCGACATGTTCGATTGCGCACGTTCCATGTGGAGCGTTCCCGTTATCAATCCCGTCCCCGATGCCCGGCGCATTGTCCATAAGCTGCGGCTACTCGACCCCATCCACCGCCGCACTCGTCGGCTCCAGCCAGGCGAATACGAGAAGATCCGTACCGCCCCGCATCAGCGGTTCACGATCATCAACCAGCTGGCATTGTTCGTGGTGGAGACAGGTCTGCGCCGCGGCGAGCTGGTGCGCGCGCGGCGGGAGTATATTCACGACAATCTGATGGACGTGCCGAAATCGAAAACCGATTGGAAAACCGGGAAGCGTGGGCGAGTGATTCCGCTGTCGCCGCTTGCGTTGGAGATCGTGAAATCGCTCCCCACGCGGCTGGACGGCTATCTGTTCGGCCTTACGCCACGCTCGGTAACAAAGGCTTTTCAGCGGCTGTGTGCGCTGAAGTCGGTGAAGATTGAGGGGCTGCACCTGCATGACCTGCGGCACGAGGCGATTTCACGCTGGTTCGAGATGGGCTTCTCGATCCCCGAAGTGGCGGCGATGTCGGGGCATTCGGATTGGCGATCGCTGAAGATTTACACGCAGATCGATCCGGCGCACCTGGCGAAGCGGTTGTCGGTCTCGTAGCGTCGAGGTACTCGGCCACGTCGCGCACGTCGGCATAGCGCGGTGCGCTGCGTCCTTCGCGGGTCTTGGCGGTGCGCACCGGGAACGTGCCGGCGCTGATCTGGTTGCGGACTTCCGCCGGCGTGGTTTTCAATACCTGGGCGAGATCGGCCGTGGTCAAACGGAAACCATATCGATCGATGAGAAAGGATAAGAGGGAGATATCGGTCATCGGTTCGCGATCTCCAGCAGTACATCGGCGTGGCAGGGTTTATCGAGCGCACACCAGCAGGCAAGGTTTTTGCCGCGCAATGTCGGCCAGCCGTCCTCTTTCTCTTTTTTTAGTGCCGCGACGGCGGTATCCTGCCGCTTGATGCAGGCCCCACCATCGCTGATGTTTTGATATCCGCCGAGCATGTATCTGTATAGCTGTACGCAATAAGCGGCATCGCCATTGGCGCTGACAATGAAGGGGTTGCCCCACTTCGTCGAACGGTCCACCTTCACGGTGTTCGGCGGCATGCGCCAGCCCTTCGTGCGACTGAGTTGAATGCGTTTCGGTTTCATACCTGCACTTTCGGGTCGTAAGTTTCGACCACACCCTTCGTCAGGTGATTGCACGGATAACGATATACATCGTTCTCCTCGTCATAGTGGACGGCCTGTTTAGCGTATTGATCCAGATATTCGATATATGCTTCACGCAGCCCACCTTCTTCAATGCAGAACCCGAGATCGGCCAGCGATTCACGAATGCCGGCACAAGCCATGCACGATTTCATACTGCTGGCATCACCTTCAAATACCTGAAAGGTGTACTCGTATTGCTCTCCCTTCTGAATTATCTTTTTGCAATCGCAGCATTTATGTGGCTTTCGTGCCGTGGGGTAGGATTGCCGGAAAACTGTGGCATAGGAGTCTGAATCGCATCCGCACATGAGACTCATGTTAAGGGATTTATATACATAACTCCCTCGGCTTGAAGTGAGCCGCGATATAGCGGCTTAGTTCAAAGGGGATTTTTGCAATATGCGCCGATGCGGCCTTACGAGCTTCTGACCCACTGCTCGCACAGTAAAACGAGTCTGCTTTATGGCGAAGCCCATCTGCTAGGCGCTGCGTTCGTCTGTCCGACCATTTTCTTGGGGCGTTATTACCGGGCAATTTCTGCCCATCACGAGGCCCGGCAATCGGCATCAGCGCCGGCACATCACCCCAAAGGTGGAATGCTCCGTAGTTCCAGCGCGACCGTCCTACCCACTTACATGCCCCGCGCACGTTTTCAACGATCAACGGAATATGGTGCCCTGCGGCTTCGATGGCCTCACGCTGGACGCGAAAATACGCCTCGAACAACGAGTTATCAGGCGGCGGTGCGGCTTTACATGCCTTAAATGGGAGCGAACGGTAGCTGTATGCCTGGCATGGCGGACTGGCGACGATCAGCGCAGCGTCCTTGAACTGCGAGCCGTGTAGTGTGAGAACGTCCTGTAACACCAACTGCGCTGGATACTTCGCCTCGCCATATTCGTGTCGCTCATTGTCGAAGCCGACCACGTAATACCCCTCAGAAAGCAGACCTTCGGTCCATCCGCCAAGACCACAGAACAAATCAATCGCCAAGGGAGTCATCTATATAATTCCCCATGTTAATGCCCTCCGATACGTTTTCGTCATCGCCGGATTCACCCGCTGCCCGCGATGGCGGAGGATCTGCGTCAGTTGGGCGCGGTCGTGGTGGCTGTGCGTGGCCTGACGCAGCAGGCCAAAGTAACTATTACCGGATTTGAACAAATCCTCGGCAGGCATGTGGCGCAGCCGGTAGAGAGCATCGTTGACGGTGCGGCGGCGGAGGATGCGGCGCCAGGGTTTGATCACCTGGCCGACGAAGTCGATGCCACGCTCGATCGGCTGCAGGATGGTCTTGGTCGGGTTCAGCCGGACGGCAAGCGCTTCTGAAAGGAAGGTTTCGATCTCCGCGCGGGCGGCGTTGAGCCATTGGGGCGATTCATGCAGCAATATGAAATCATCGACGTAGCGGATGTAATACCGGGCCCGCAGCCGATGCTTGACAAACTGATCGAGCGCGTCGAGGTAGACGTTGGCGAAGAACTGCGAGGACAGATTCCCGATTGGCAGGCCTTTATCCGTCGGCTGGTTGAACAGGCTCTTGTGCGGCTGGATCAGCGCCAGGCGCGCCGGCGGGCTTTGAATCACCGCGCCCGGGCGTGGGTCGTGGAACAGGATCGTTTCAGCGAGATCGAGCCACCACGGCTTGGTGATGCGTTTGGCGAGCAGATCGCGCAGGAGGGGCTTGTCGATGCTGACGAAGAAGTTGGCAAGGTCGCCTTTCAGGTACCAGGCCGGGCGCGACCAATTCTGCGTGATCGATCGCACCTTCGCCTCGAGGCGGCGGGCGGCGTAGAGCGTGCCACGGCCGGGGATGCAGGCGCAGGAGTCGGCGATGAAGCGGGCGTAGAATCGTGGTGCGATGTGGTTGTAGAGCAGATGGTGCACGATGCGATCGCGGAAGTCCGCGGCCCACACTTCGCGCGGCTTGGGCCGGGTGATGACGAAGCAGATGGACGAGCTTGGGTGATAACGGCCTTCCTGCAGCTCGTCGTGCAGCCGCACCAGATTGCGTTCCAGATCCTGCTCGAAGGCGAGCGCCGAGGTTTTGTTGCGTTTGGTCCGTCGGCAGTCGAAGTAGGCGGTTACCAGTTCCTCAAAAGAAAAATCAGCATGGCCCGGAGGGGTTTGATCTGCGGACGGCCCGCGCGCGGTTGTTGTTCGACTTGTGGTTGTTGTTCTGGTTGCCGTTGCCGAAGTTCTGCATCCAGGCATAGTCGGGGTTCGCGGCGCGCTGCGGTGATTCGCGCTTGTCATGTCGCCCCGCCGAAGATTCGGATCGATCAGCGGGGAAACGGCACCGGAATGCTCACGCGGGTGCATGTCGGTGGCCTTGTCGGCCAGCGGCGCGACCAGATCAATATTCGCGCGGCCCGGGGCGCCGTGACGCTCAGGGAACAGGCGACGAGGCATAACGTTTTTTCCATCCGTTGGCCTGCTTGCCGACGCTGGTGGTGAGATCGACGGCTTTGGCGTATTGCCCCTTGGAAATAAAACGCTTGTCCTGACAGATGCGGAGCAAGACGTTCGTTTCCTCGAGGCGTTCGAGCAGGGTGTCGAGTGGCGGCACCTTGTTCTTCACGCTGTTGGCTTTGGCGATCAACAACACTAATTCCAGACACAGGTCGCGCAGGCGCCCGCCGATCACCGCCTTGACCGCGCGCGGCATGTTCTGCGCGTAGTCGATGGCGATACTCAGCAGGTCGTAAGCGACCTTGTAAATCGGCAGTTCGGTATGAAAGGCCATGCTGAAAAAATCGAAATAATTAAATTACTGAATGATTAATCTGCGGACGGCCCGCGCGCGGTGGCTGCCCGACTTGAGGCCGCTGACCTGGAAGCCGTCGCCGAAGACCTGCACCCAGGCATAGTCGGGGCCCGCGGCGCGCTGCTCACAGGACCAGTACCATTCCGGCTTGAATTGCTCTTTCAGATTGGCATAAAGCAAGGCCTGCTCGCGCCGGGTCGGCAGTTCGCCACCGACCGATTTAGCCCAGTCGAGGGACTTTTGCCAGTCGGTGTTCTCGATTTTACCCGGCAACAGGATCAGGTGATGGCTCTGTTCGCCGTTCTTGCCGAGGATGATGCCGGCGTATTGTTCGCCTTCTTTGAGGCCCTGTGGGTCAAGCCCGTGGCCATTGGCTTGGGCCTTGCCGGTGAAATGCTGCAATAGAATATTGGCAACCTGGTCCTCTTTTACCTGTACTTCCACACCTCTGATGTTGAGTTGCATTTTTCCTCCAAAAAAAAACGAAAGAATAATTAAATTAATGAATGATCAAATTTTGATTCTGCGGACGGCCCGCGCGCGGTAGCTGAGCGACTTGCGGCCGCCGTACTGGCCGCCGTTGCCGAAGAGCTGCAACCAGGCAGCGTCGGGGTACGCGGCGCGCTGCGTGGAAGTCCAGTACCACGCCAGTCCAAAGGCCTCGGCACCGACTTCGAGGAAGGCCTTGAGCCTGGTTTGTTTGGGCGAGTCGGGCGTGTAGGGATAGGTGGGCGGCACCGCGCTCAGATTGATGCCGGAACGCGCGTAACAGGCGTTCTTGGCCGTGCCCGGTTTAAAATGGCGGTAGAGCAGCTCCATTTCATCGAGGCTCGGGATATGCATCTTGTTGTCGAGCGCCCACTGCGCCAGCTTACTGCCCGCCTTGGCCATGGCTTTGGTGTTGGCCAGGCCGTCGCAGTAGCTCAGCGCGCCCTTAATCATCTTCAATGAATCGTTCCACGCGATCGGTGCGTGCTCGCTCTCGGCCTTGGGCGGCAAGATAAGGCCGTAGTGCGTGCCGTCGACGTTGATGATGCCGGCGGAGAATCCGTCGTCCATCTCGGTGCCGGGTTTGTCGGGGAATTTTGTTTTCATGCTTCGCTCCTTGATTAATAAAATGTTTGCAATCGAATGGTGGCGGTCGCAAAGGGTTTGCGATCGGTGGCTTTAAGGCGAAGCGATTTCCAGAGCAGCCGCGCGCCCACGGCAATCTCCTGTTTTTTGGTCAGGTTCCATGGCACCGGAAAGGTTGAGTCGTCCAGATGGGCGAAGGGCCAGAAATCTCTCAGTAGCAAATGCCTCATTGCAGGGCCTGCAGCCGTTTGCCGGCGGCCGCCTCCATGATTTGCTCGAGCGGAAATCCGGCGTGCGTGAACAGTTCCAGCGTCTTGACGAACACTTGCTGGCGGAAGTCGGTAGGCATTTTGCTCCAGTGCACGCAATGCAGCGCCGCGAGGGCATCGTGTTCCTTCGCCGGCGGCACGACGTTGGCAATTTTCAGGCACTGGTCGACGGTGCAGATCGAGAAGTGGCTGCCTTCGAACATTTCGCGCAGTGCGATCGTGATGGCTTGTTTCTGGAAATTATCCATCGTTCCCTCCGTGCAACGCCGGCGCGATGATCTTGATCGGTTCCGGTGGCGGTTCATCGGGTTGGCAGGCATGACTGCCCATGGTCACGCCGCCCCAAAAAATCAGAAAAATAAATAATCCGAATCCCATTATTCCTCCGTGATCGTTATCCGCACTTCGAATCGCCGCAGTTTGTGCAGGTCCAACAACCATCAAGAAGGCGCACCGTGTTCTGATGGCACTTCTGGCACTTGCGCATGGCCGGGATCTCGCCGGCCGACGCGGTGGTGTGGTCGGCGGATTTGTCCGCCGGCGGCAGCAGGCCGAGGCCGCGGCAATGTTCCTCGACCACGTGGGCGATGTGCGCCACGATCCCGCCGCACAGGTAATGCGTGCCAGGCAGAAAATACGCGCCCTTCGGATCGTAGACCTGCTTGAGTTCGTCGATCGCCCACGTGAAATCGAGCGGCTGACGGAAATGCCCGGACAACAGGCGCGTGAGCGCGACGATCCATTGCGTGTGCGTGATATCCTTCGAGTTGATGAATATCTCGAACGGGCGGTGCTTGCCGCTGGGCAGTTCAATGTCGTTGATCGTGATGTACAGCGCCGCCTCGAGCGTCGGCGGCTTGATCTTGTAGGTCGTGCCCGCCAATTTTAACGGGCGTGCATAGGCCAGGAGGGTGGGGTCTGGCTTGACCACTTCGGCCCCGATGATTTTTTCCGTGATGACGGTGGTCATCCACGCACCTCGTGGGCCGGGATATCCGGCATGCCTTTCTTCCAGCCGTCGATCAGCGCCTGCAACGCGCCGGCGATTTCGGCGCGGTCCTTGGTGTTGGAGATGTACTGAAAGCGCGGATTCGTGAACACGATCAGCGAGAAGGTCACCCGCTCGCCGGCCACTTCTTCCAGGTATTTGTCGATGTGACGGGAGAGGTCCTGCAGCTTCTCCGAGATCACCCGCATTTTTTGTTCGGGCGTGCTCATGCGTGCGCCCTTTGTATCCGCCGCGCCTGGCGCTGCAATTTGCGCAGCCGCCGGCGCTTGGCGCGGTGACCCTTCGGCAGCAGACGGGGGTGACAACTGCCGCGGAAGCGCGTGCCGGTGCCTTGCTGTTGCGAGGGCAGAGTGCCGGACATGGCGGCAGCAATTGCACCGGCAAAGAATTTATAGCGATCTAATAGCATGATATTTGATCTCAGCGCTTTGGGGCGGGCATGTCGCAACCGGGCGTGTCGCCGTTGTCGAGCGTGATCGGTTCGACGGTGGTATCGACTTCGAGACGCTGTTCGTCGAACCAGTGTGATTCCTTGAATGAGCCATCCTCTCCGATCGGTGGAACCACCAGCGCCTGATTGCAGCCGCTGATATAGACCACGAAGCCAGTGACGGTGCCGTAAAACCCGGTGATTTTATCTTTCACTTTGCTGCCCAGCTTGATCATCTTGATTTCTCCATTGTGGTGGTGGTCGGGATCTCGTCGGCGACAGGCTTGTGACGCTGCATGCGCCGCTGCATGGCCTCGGCTTCGTCGGCGGCGATCTTGAGACGGTTGGCCAGCAGGCGCGCCTGCTCGGGCGTCAATAGGTGCGAACTGCGGGCATCCAGGCAAAACACCGGCGTGCCCTTGATTAAAAACCAAACCCGCGGGCCGACGTTGCCGGGATAGTGCGGCAACAGTTTGAAATCGAACGTGCCAATCTGGCACCAGTCGCGCGACTGTTCCCGCAAGGTTTGCGGATCGTCGGTCATGAGCACCATGGTTTGGGTTTTATCTGGATGACGTTGCGCGCCAGCCGCGCGGCTTGTTCCGGTGACGCCAGGTGCACCAGGACCTCGTCATCCGGTTTGATTTTCTTCTGCAACGTGCGCCAGGCGGCCCACGTGGCGCGCAAGGCCTCGCGGTGCACGATCTCGGCGCGGCGGTGATAATCCATGTCCTTCAGCAACGCTTCGGCTTCCTGGTTCCAATGCCAGCGCCGAAAGCGGATGCGGAGTGATTGGAGCCAGTTCATCAGTCCGCCTGTTTTCTCAGGAACACCGGCAGATCCTCCGGCGGCGCCCGCCGCGCGGCGATGTGCTGGTGCAATTCACGCACGGCCTGCTCCAACGGCACCTTGGCCACGATCGCGCCTTGCGCGAGCCAGCGCTCCACCGTGTCCGTGCCCCGGCCTTCCTCGACCTGCTGGGCGTTGAGGTAGGCATAGGCCCCGGGCAGGAACGGATGGCGGGCGACGTAGGCGAGGCGGGTGCTGTTGGTCATGAGTTTTGTATTAGACGATGCGCCCGAAATTCATATGGATATTTTTCATCGCATTGTTTCAACGCTGCGAGCGCCATCGTGCGGGACATCGGTTGACTGTATTCCGGCCAATCCTGATAAAGGAGTTCCGTGGTGCCTTTTTTCCAGCCGAGGCAACGCTGGATGATCCATTCTTTGTTCTCCGCATTCGTGACCTCGGAGATCATTTCTTCCCCTTCGGTTTTTGGGCCTTGTCTTTCTCGGCATTGAATCGGCGCAGGCACTTCAGGTTGCTGCACACGGTATGCTGCTTATCCACCCAGGCGCAGGCGCCCTCGACGCCGACATTGCAGGGTGTTGTCTCGGTGCAGCCGCAGAAACGACAGGTGCCGGGCTTGGGTTTGGGTTCGTCCTTGGGTTGGGCGCGCTGTTTTTCCTTCTCGCGTTTTTCACGATCGCGCGCGGTGAGCGCGTCGAGGGCCTTGCGCTGCAGCTTGTAAAAATCCACGCCGCTGGTTTTGGCAATCTTGGCGAGCTCGTCGTCGCCGGGGCACAGGCGGCTGCGCAGGGTGCATTCCATGAGCAGACCGGCGACCTCGCGCGGCTGCATGTCCTGGATGCGGTCGTGCGCCACCGATCGGTAATCGGTGTTGTAGCCTTTTTTCTTCGGCTCCCAGCCGCGGCGCTTGAAAAGTTTTTTAACTTCCTCATGCCACAACTCGACGATGAACGCTTCGGCCAGCAGCTTGAGATCGGTCACTTCGAGCTTGGTGGTATCCGTGGCGACGATGGCGATGGTTTCCTCGTACGCCTGTTTGCTGGCGTCGTGTTTGCGCTCCTGCGCCAGGTTGCGGCCGGTTTGCGAGATGGAGGCGCTTTCGCGCGCGGCGCGGCCGAAATGAATCTTGCACTTCGGGTTCGTGCACACGCGCAGGGTTTTGCCGTGATCGTGATCGTCATCGACGATCAATCCCATCTTGGTGTCGGGGCAGCGCGTGGTGCCGGCTTTTTCGTATTGCGACGGATCGAGCGCGCCCTTGGGTTTGCTCGAGCCGTTATAGTCACTGATCTTGACGACGTCCTCGCCTTTGGCCTTGAGTTCTTCCAACCGTTGCGCGCTGAAGGCCTGCAGCTTGGACTGGAAACATTTCGGATCGGTGCAGGTATCTTTCTTGGCGATGTCGGGGAACAGCGCTGGCTGGAAGCCGGTGCGCTTGGGGCAGTTCACGCACGCGCCGGCGTCGGGCACTAGCTGCGCGTCGTCTTTTTTGAACGGCGCACTGTGCAGGTCCATGTGCACGTGGCGTTCGATCCAGTCGATCAGGTTTCGCACGCTGGTGTGGTAACCCTGCGTGCATTCGCGCAGCGCCTCGGCCTGGTCCGCCGGCTGCAGACGGGCGATCAGGATGGCGTGGCCGGCGGTGATCTTTTCGGCGAGGAAAGCCTTTTGCGCCTTGTCGCTCAGCGCCAGCAGTTTCAGGCGCTGGTATACGTAGGATTCGCTCTTGCCCACCTTGCCCGCGATCGCGGCGACCTCGAGGCCGGTTTTGTCGATCAGGGTCTGATAGCCCTGCGCCTCGTCGAGCGGATGGATGTCCTCGCGCTGCAAATTCTCGATCATCTGGATTTCGATGACCTGCACATCGCTGAGCTGGCGCACGATCGCCGGCACCGTGTCGCGGCCCGCGGCCTTCGAGGCGCGGAAGCGACGCGCGCCGGTGACGATTTCGAATAAAGTGCTTTCGCCTAATTTAATTGGTGCGCCAGGTAAACCACGCGCCACGATCGGCTGCACCACGCCTTGCTGCCGCACGCTTTCGGTCAGTTCCTCCATGGCCTTGGCATGGAAATGCTTGCGCGGATTGGTCGGCGATTCGCACAGATCTGCGAGCGGAATTAGCCGGAATTCATCTTTGGCAATGAGAGAAACGGCTGGGGCGGGGACACTCATGGATTGGCTCCTGGCGCTGGTAAATTTTTCGAAAATAATTAAATGACTGAATGATTAAATTTTGATTCTGCGGACGGCCCGCGCGCGGTTGAGGTTCGACTTGTGGTTGACGTTCTGGTTGCCGTTGCCGAAGAGCTGCAACCAGGCACAGACGGGGAACGCGGCGCGCTGCGAGTTGGACCAATACCATTCGCGTTGAAACTGATCGCCGACGGTGCTGAAGAGGAGGGATTGCTCAGGACGAGTTGGCAGCGTGAAATCTTTGTGGCCGTCGATCTCGAGGCCAGCAGCCCAGTCATTGGCTGGTTGCCATGAGAGTTCGCCGGCGTATTCCGGGCCGAGGATCAGCAGATAATCCGGCATACCTTTCTCGCCGCGCACGAGGCCGGCAAATTGCCCGCCTTGGCCAGGCCAGTCGGTGCCGAGGTGAGGAAGCTCAGAGAGCTTGAGGTCCGTGAAAGGGATGGCGGTGGTATCGGTGGCTTGGATGGTGGTTTGCACGATTGGCTCCTTGTTGGGATTGGGTAGATTTATTTCACCGGGATCAGGGCGAGAAAATAAAAAATCGCCAGTATGATGGCGGTGATCCATGCCACGCCGGTGGCGAGATCGTCGCGCAACTTGTCGCGCCGGCGCTGGCCGAAGTGTTTGTAATCGATGATCACGCTGTCCTCCGTTTGGCTTCGTTTCGCAGATATTCGGCTTGGTCGGCGTCATCCTGCTCCTGCTGCTGCCGATTACCTTTGAGATCGGTAAAGGCGACGCACGCCAGCCATCCCGCCCAAAAACAAAAAAACCCGATGAGGTATCCCGTTCCGATGTCCATGGCTGCATTCCTGGTGGCCTGTAAATATCTATACCACCAAAAGTGGAACAGCGCAACACCGAAAGTGGAATTTATGGAAAAGCCTAAAAATCGCGGTTTTATGGCGCTGTCGGTTTAATTCGCGGGTTGGATTTACGAAGTAGGGGGTTTAGCGCGCGCTTTAAGCGCGTTGGCGAAGCGGTCCCATTGTTCCGGGGTAGGGTTGAATTCGTTTGAACTCGAAGCGGGCAAATCTCGCCCGCAGTAGCGGCACACCACGGCGACGGGCTGGATCAGCTCGGCGCAATGGGGACAACGGCGCAGTTCGCCGCGGTGGATTTGTTCGTGTTCAATTTTTTCCATGTTCGTGCCCACGATCAACAGGGCCAGCAGGCCGATCAGCGGACTTAACACCATCGACACCAGAAAAAACCCGGCAAAAGAACGGCCGCGGGTGTTAGCGTAAGCGCCCACCAGTAAAGCAAAAATAATCCAGAGCAGGAATATATGCATCTTCATGCCGCCTTGTGCCGCAAGGTTTCGTTCATCGAAGCAATCAATTTTAAAAAATGCTCTTGAAGGCGCGGCGGAAGATGCCGCCATTCCACGAGTAAACGTTGCACCGATTCGTCGACATAGGTTCCCGCTTCTTCTGCCACCGAGTCAAGTGTTTTGTTGTCGGGATATTTTGGAAGGGCTCCGTCGCGCAGCCAGGGCATGCAAACCCCAAAGTGTTGGGCGATTACATGCAATGTCTCAACTCTCGGCCATGATTCTCCTTTCAGCCATTTACGGGCCGATTCAATGCTGTGGACCTTGCCTATTTGTGCCAGCTTCTTGGCGTCGTATTTTAATTGCGAGCGCGGCGCCCGGTAACCCTGTTCTTCCATGATCTCGGCGAGCCGGGAGGCGAATTCAGCAAGTAGTCGTTTTTTCATGTACTTATCGTATCCAGTGCCACTATCGGTAGAAATTCTTTTTTCAGTGTTGCGTTGTTCCACTTTCAGTGGTATATACCGCGCATGGCAAAAGAAACCGCGACTCAGAAGGCAATCCGCTTGGCAGGCGGGGCTCGTGCTGTCGCGGAAGCGATGGGGATTAGATCGTTATGGTCAATCTACAAATGGATTAACCGCGATAAAGTTCCTCCCGATCGTGTTGTAACACTTGAGCAGCTCACCAAAGGCCAGGTAACGCGGCATGAATTACGTCCCGATATTTTCGGGAAGCAGCCTAAGAAGGCCGCCGCATGACCGGTTTGCAGCGGGGTGGAGCAGTTGGCAGCTCGTCAGGTTCATACCCTGAAGGTCGCTGGTTCAAGTCCGGCCCCCGCTTCCATTTCTCGTTTTTTGCCATGATGTTCGTTGTCTCCTCCTAGAGGTATTGAGCCGCCGTCCTGTTCATCGGGCCGGCGGCTTTTTTTCGAGGTAATCATGTCTATTCGAGGCAAGGAAGTCCGACCCCTGATCGATCCCATCATGCACGAACGATTGGCGATCATGGCTGAGCACAAGGATATGCAGATAAACGAACTGGCGGCCAGTTTGCTCGAGAAGTCGATAGCAGGTGAGTGGCATCAGGTCAGTGTATTAATCAAGCGTTCCGAGCGCCTCGGAAAGCGGTGGAGAGCTGTGGAAGGGAACGGCGAATAAACCCCGCATGCGACTCACTACGTCATCGATGTCTTTTTTTTATTTCTGCAAGATGCCTCGCCCCGTCTCCCCTCAATTGTGTTTCGCTCACGCTCCCGTTTTTTTTCTTACACCTTCACCCACCTTCACGCCGTTCCCCTTCACCAGATCAACGGGTCCTCCCTGACCACACCCCGTGCGGGTCCAAAGCGTGCGGTATTTCGCTAGGTTCGAGGCTTAAAACATAGTGAAAAATAGGGCAGGGAATAAGGCAAATTGAACTCAGCGGACAATTACGACGACGTCCTCCGGCAACTTAGCACTGGCGGGCTGGAGGTCGAGGCGATCGAGGTGGGGCATATCGTGCGCTGCCGCACCGCGGACGATCGTGGCCGGCAGAAAACCGGCTGGTACACCCTGCACGAGATCCGCACCAACGATGGCCGCACGCTGCTGGTCGGTGCCTTCGGTGACTGGCGCCTGGCCGATCCGCAGACCGGGCGGCCGCTGGTGCAGAAAATCTCGCTCAAGGGCAAGGCCCTGTCGACGGACGAGCGCGCCGCGATCCGCGAGCGCGTGGCGCAGGACCGCCGCCAGGCCGAGGCGCGCCGTCAGCGGGAGATACAGCGCGCGGCCGAGCGGGCGCGCGCCATGTGGGCCAAGTGCATGCCGACCTGGTCCCCCGATCCGGCCGCGCCCGACGCGCTGTCCGACACCAATGACTACCTCGTGCGCAAGGGCGTCAAGGCCTTCGGCACGCGTTTCTCGCCCACCACCGGCAACCTGGTCATCCCGATCCATGACGTGCACGCCGCCGTCTACGGCCTGCAGGTCATCTACGCCGACCCGAAAATCAAGGAACGCAAGGGCCGCGACAAGGACTACTGGCCCACCGGCCTGGCCAAGCAGGGCCATTTTTTCCTGATCGGCTCGCCCACATCGGTGCTGCTGCTGGTCGAGGGCTACGCCACCGGCGCCTCGCTGCACGAGGCCACCACGCTGCCGGTCGCGGTCGCCTTCGACGCCGGCAACCTGCTGGCGGCGGCGATTGCATTGCATCGACGCTACCGCAGCGCGCGCATCCTGGTATGCGCCGATGATGATTTCGCCACCGCTGATGGTGCCGGCAGACCCAACAACGCCGGCACCATCGCCGCCGGCGCCGCGGCGCTCGCGGTGCATGGTGCCGTGTGCACGCCGGCGTTCGTCGACGATCCCCTGCGCGCTTCGGTGGCGGCGATCGACCCCGCGGCGGCGGACTGGAAGCAGCAGGCGGCCGAGCTCACCAACGGCCGCCGCAAACTCACCGACTTCAACGACCTGCACGTCGGCCAGGGCCTCCACGTGGTGCGCATGCAGATTGAGTTGCGCTTGCTCGCGCTGAAATGGGACAAAGTTTCCACCGGCGCGAAACGCGATCAAGCGGGGCAGGGGGCCGTCGACAATTTCGACCTGCCGGCCGACGCGCTGCTGCGCGACTTCAGCCTGATCTACACCAGCGAGACCGCCTTCGACGGCCAGCGCCGGCGCATCATCGGCCTCTCGGCGCTGCGCGCCGCGGCCGGCAAGTCAGTGGTGCGCTTATGGCTCGAGCACCCCACGCGCCGCACCGTCATGCCGGACCAGGTCGTGTTCGACCCCACCGGCACCGCCGATCCCGCCACCACCTGCAATCTCTGGGGCGGCTGGCCCACCGCGCCGCGCGCCGGCGCCTGCGAGCAGATCCTCGAGCTGTTCGAGTACCTCTGCAGCAACGAGGAAAACGCGCGCGAGGTGTACCAATGGCTGCTCAAGTGGCTGGCCTATCCGATCCAGCACCCGGGCGCCAAAATGCAAACCGCGCTCCTGGTGCACGGCCCCGAGGGCTTCGGCAAGAATCTGATTTTCGGCGCGGTGCGCGCCATCTACGACCACTACGGCGGCATCTTCGGCCAGACCGAACTCGAATCGCAGTTCAACGGTTGGGCCTCCGGCAAGCTGTTCATGATTGGCAACGAAGTCGTCACGCGCGTTGAGCTGTATCACCAGCAAGGCCGCCTCAAGAATATGATCACCGAAACGGAATGGCAGGTGCGCGAGATGTACCTGCCCCCTCGCATCGAGGCCAACCACTGCAATTTTGTTTTTTTCAGCAACCGCATCGACATCGCCAAGCTCGACCGCGAGGACCGCCGCTACTGCGTGCTGTGGACCCCGGCGCACCTGTCCCCCGAATTTTACCGCGACGTCGCCGCCGAGATCGCCAACGGCGGCGTGGCCGCGCTGCACCATTACCTGCTCGAGCTGGATCTCGGCGACTTCGGCCCGCACACCAAGCCGCCCATGACCGGCGCCAAGCAGGACCTGATCAATCTCTCGCTCGACAGCACCGAGCGCTTCTTCCAGGCATGGAAGGAGGGGCAGATCCCGGTGCCGTTCGTGCCGTGTCGTTCCCAGCACCTGTACCCAGCCTATCGACTGTGGGCCCAGGAGGAGGGTGTGCCCCGGGCCGCCCCGGCTTACGTCCTGCTCGCCGCCCTCGGCAAGAAGCCGGGCGTGCGCCGGGCCGTCACCTGGCATCGATTCGAGAGTAGCAAGAACATCCAGCGCACGGTGGTGTTCCCCGAGGGCCACGATCCGCCGGTCGGTCAATCGGCCATGGACTGGGTCAGCGATACCGTGCGCCAGTTTTACGACGCGATGGAGGAATGGCGCAACGGCAAGCAGAACCAGATATCTAGTTAAGGATGTTAATACCTGTTAAGGGCTGTAAAAAGAGGCCCTTAACATAAAAAAGGCAAACAAAACATGACGCTATAAGACTTGTTAAGGATGTTAATAGGGGGCCGATGCTCCACCGCGCGCGAGATAAGGCAAAGCTGAACCTTTATTAAGGTGCGATTTGCTAAGGGCAGAAACCAGTATTAACAGCCTTAACAAGCTTAACAAATCATGATTTTAAAGGATTTTTTTAGTTAAGGGCAACTAAGTGCAACGACGAAAGGGCTTAACAAGCTTAACAGTATGAACGTAACAAACACCGAACAGCAGATGCGCCTGCGGCTGCGTATCGCCCCCGGCCGTTTTCTGGACCTGCCGGCGGTGCCGAACAGCAAGCCCATTTTGTGGGCCTGGCCGGGCGGCGCGCACCACAGCTATGGCGAGCTCGCGCGCCTGTGTCGGCGCAACGGCTGGCCGGCGCCGGAACTGTTCCCAGCCACCGTCAAACACCGATTCGACGAACAGGAGGAAACTCATGGCCAGTGATATTCGCATCAAGTTGCTTCGGCTTGTGCTCGACAACCCCGAGATCAAACGCGACGCGATCCACGCGCACAAGGAATTCGAGGACGAGGAGGACCGCACCCTCGCCAGCTTGCTCTACAACTGCAAAAAAGACGAGCAGTTGGTGGCCGACGAAAGCCTGCGATACACCATCACGGCCAAAGGCCGCGCCTATCTCAAGGCCGCCGGCGTCGATCCGTCGGCGGCAACCAAATCGCGTGGCCGCGTCGAGCCGGTGGTTCATCAACCGGAGCCAGAGCGTCGCGGCGGCAAGATCAGGCCGTCCGCACCGGAGGTCCGCGCCGCGGCGCGGACCATGGACGTGCCGGCGGAGGAACTGCAACACAGTCTCGATAAAACCCACTACAACGCCGCCGCGCGCGGCATCGCCGACAAGCTGATGCACCAGGCCCAAGCCGCCCTCGACGAATACGTCGCCAGCGTCTGCGATCCCGAGATTCTCAACCGCTTCCAGGCCGCGCGCGATTCAGCCCGCGACCTGGTGAATAGCTTTGACGGAGCCGGGGACGGTGCGGAAGGAGGGGAACGTGGATAAAAATTCTGGCGCGAATACAACTCAAGGGGCTGCGGGGCGGGCGGCCGATTTTGAAATACACCCGGTCGGCACCGCCGAGCGCTTGCGCCAGTTGGGCATCATCGGCGTTCGTGCTGCTGAGTTGTTGGAAGAGGAAGCAAAACTCTTGTTCGAATCACACAAGATATGCGGTATCGAAACCTGGATCGAGGATGATCCGACCAAGGAAGTCTACGACGAATTTCTCGCCACCGCCGGCTACCTGCGCGCGCTGTGCGCGCCCGGCGCCGTGCCGGTCAAGGACGCTGAAAAAAGACATTTCATCGAAATGAAATCCGCCTGTGCACCGGCTGTACGCACCGGTCGTATTGCCGGCTTGGGTGGCAAGGAAGTGGTGAGCGTCGTACTCAAAGATGTCGTGCGTGGTGGGCCGGGTTCAAAAGTGAAGTTTGACGCGGAGGGCATGGTGCTCAAAATCATCACCGAGGATGTGACGCGCGGCATCCCGCCAATCTTACGCCGTGGAGATACACCAATGAATGAAAAAATCAGTTCGTGGGATCAGTTTTGTTCAGGATTAAAAAAAGGCGACATCGCAGCCAGCTGCGCAATGCTGACCGAGTCTCATAATCGCGAAATGTCCGCCAGGGTGCGGGCATGGCTTTCTGGCGGATATCCAATCCCTGACGATCTCAAGTCGTGGCTGATGTACAAGTTCGATGCCACCGAGGGTACGGCGGAATTGGTTCAGATCATTCCCGGTGAAAAATGGGTCGTGAAGTTTGAAATCGAGAACCAGGTCTGGTTAAGGCCCGTCGTTTGTTTCGGTCTGATGGAATACAGGGGCGATAGATTCATCCTACCTTTTGTCGTGTTGGATGATGGAAATATCGAAATGTGTGAATCGTCGGACGAAGGGTTTAAAGAGATTTTTAGAATCGATGATTGAGCCAGGAAAAACCACAGGGGAACAAAATGAACCGCAGCGTAAATTGTACGCTAAGCGCAGATGTTCTCTTGAGAGACGTTTAACACAGGCTTTCGACATGATGTTATATACAGCTATTACAAAATTTTTAAAGCAGTCGGGCCGCATATCGGGTGGTTATTTAAGGCATGAATTGGTTGCCGAAAAGATGGCAGACGAAAACATGCGAGCTTTATGGAGGGAAATATTTTGCGAAAAAATTAGAGTGCACCTTCCTGATGCTCTGTTAAAAAAACTCGTAGACAAAGAGTTAAAAGCAAAAAATAGAGCAGAGAGCGTTATTCGCTGTGCTTATAAACAGAAGAAAAAATTAGAAGAAAAAAATAAACATTTAAAAAATCACCTTAGAACGCTTCAGGATAACGCTGTCAGTTTTGAATTTAAATATCCGAAAGTTTCTTTATTTATTGTTCCAGCAACAGAGACAGGAGATGGCATACCACCGGATTCAGGAATTTATTTTGTGTGGGAGAACGGCGCGGTGGTTTATGTTGGGCAAAGCATTAATTTAGGAGCGAGATGCCGTCTTGGTCATCACGCCATTCGGAATGGCGACAAAATATCTTTTGTCTTGGTTCCAAAAAATATATTGAACTTCGCTGAGTCTTTTTATATCGGCCTGCTCAGGCCAATAAGAAACTATGGGAAAAAGGCTGATCATCTGAGGAACTGACAGTAGATCGTTATTTAAATTAAAGGAGAAGAACATGTTTTTACTTTTGAGTATGGAAGAAAAAGCAAAGCTGGCGGAACAAATATATTCCGATGTCTCGGAAGATTTTCTGCATTTAATCGAATCCAACGGTAGACCGGAGTTTACGGAATCTGGGTTCGAATGTCCTATTGCCGATAATCCTGATTTATGGATTCTTTTCAGTTATGAATCAATGACGGCAAATACAATTTCGTTTTGTCACAAAATAATAAATGAATATGGTGGCACGGCAGAAGACGTGAAGGAACGTCTCGAAAAAATAATTCATGAATTAGAGAATATTTGCCAACGGTTAACAATAGAAAAATCTAAACTTCCCAATCCTTAATGACTGAGCCACTGCCTATCACAGAAAGCTTCAGCGCCTTCGCGCGGCGGCTGGGCGTGCGCCCGAGTTACATCACGAAGCTGCGGCACGACGGCCGCCTGGTGCTGACCGACGACGGCAAGCGCGTGAAGGTAGCGGAATCCATCGCGCGCATCGAGGAAACGCGCGACGAAAACCGCGACGACGTGCGCGCGCGGCACGCGAAGGAAAAAAAGCAAAAGGCCGGCGCGGCCGCGGCGGTCGGGCCGCCGGCGCCGGCGGCTTCGGTACCGGTGCCACCGGAGAAGAAACCCCGCGCGGAGCGCAGCAAATTCTCGGACTACCGCACGCGCAAGATGCTGGCCGATGCCGAGCTGGCCGAGATGGAGCGCGACAAGATTCGCGGCACGCTGGTGCAGTTGGACACGGTGCGCGCCGCCGGCGTCGAGGTCGGCACCGCGCTGCGCGCCGCGCTGGAAAATTTGCCGGACCAGCTGGCGCCGCTGGTCGCGGCGGTGGCGGACGAGGAACGCTGCCGGCAGATCCTGCAGGACCACCTCGAGGCGATCCTCAAGGAAACCGCCACGCGCATCGAGCGCCTGGGCCAGCAGCTCGCCGCGCCGCCGGCAATTTAATTCAATCAACCAAGGAGCCAATCATGAGAGTCAATGTCTACGCAGAAGAAATGACGGATCGGATCGAGATCGTGAGCAAGGAGATCGATGGCCAGAAATTCACCGGCCTGCGTTTTTATCTGGAGTTGCCGGTGACCATCCCCAACGGCCACGGCGGGCATACCGTGTACCGGGGGCCGTTCATGCACAAGCCGGACGATGACGATTCCAGCGCCGTGACCTTCTGGGGCAAGCGCGATCTGCGCGAGGTGTTACGCAAGGCGCTGGCCGAGCTGGACCGTTATTACGGCGAATGAATTGGACCCGCCTGCATGCGTACTGCTGGCAAAGCGACGAAGGTTATCGCGTCGCCGCCGCGCGCGTGGGCAAGGAAATTCGTTACAGCGCCTTCGCGCCGGCGATTGATTATGAGATTTTCAAAAACATGATGCGATCGCATTATGCCGTGGGCCAATCGGTGCCGCAGCAGCACCAGCCGCTTGGTTGTTTCGACGACGCCGAATCCGCGCGCCAAGCCTGCGCGCGCCACGCGCAACCGCAAACGGCGGTGATGGCGTGAACGGGAGAGCCTGGACCGACCCCGAATTGCGCCGGTTGCGGCGCCTCTATCCGCGCACCAGAACGGCAGATATCGCGCGCGTGCTCGGTCGGCCGTTGTCAGGTGTGGCGACGAAAGCGACCGACCTCGGCCTGCGCAAGCCGGACACTCGAAAAAAATGGACGGCACGCGAGATTCGGGTGTTGCGCAAGCTGTACGCCGATACGCCGGCGGCTGAGATTGCCACCGCGCTCGGCCGTAAACCGCACGAAATTTATTACCAGGCATCCGTACTGAAGCTGCGTAAGAGCAAGTCGTTCAAATCGCGTTTCCTGAAACAGCAGATCGCGAAGAACGGGCCGCTGTGGGGCCGCCGCTGGACACCGGCTCAGATCGAGCGCTTGCGGGCGCTGTATTCCCAGCATCCCACCAAGGCGGTCGCGAAAGCGACCGGGCACTCGATGTCGTCATGCTTCCAGATGGCGAAGCGGCACGGGCTGAAAAAATCGCCGGCGTATCTCGGAGTGATGTTGCGCCGGGTATCGACCAAACTGAAAGAATCGGGCAGGGCGCACCGATTTCCGAAGGGCCACGTGCCGGCGAACAAAGGCCTGCGCCGCCCGGGCTACTCACCCGGCCGCATGCGCGAGACGCAATTCAAGAAAGGGCAGATGAGCGGGGCGGCGCAGAGAAAGTGGGTATCGATCGGCACAGAGGTGCTCGACGACGAAGGTTATCTAAAGCGTAAGGTCTCGGACGATCGCTCGAAGGCTTCGCGCTTTAACTGGCGCTACGTTCACGTGCTCCTGTGGCAGGCGGCGCACGGCCCCGTCCCGCCCGGCTACGCCCTCAAATTCATCGATGACGACCGCGGCCACGTGGCGCTGAATAATCTGTGCCTGGTCAGCCGCGCGGATCTCGCCCGGCTCAATGTCATGTGGAACCGTTACCCGCGCGCGCTGTGCGAAGTGATACAGCTGCGCGGCGCACTCAACCGTCGTATCAACCGGAGGACCAAAGATGAAAAACAGCATCGAAGATCTGCGTAATCATTTATTCGAAACCATCGAATCGCTCAAGGACCAGGACAAGCCCATGGACATCGCGCGCGCGCAGGCCGTGGCCGACGTCGCCGGCAAGATCATTGATACCGCGCGTGTCGAGGTCGAGCACCTGAAGGCCATGGAGAAGCTCGGCGTGCGCGTCACGCCGGACAAGGATGGCAAGATCGGCACCGGTTTCGTGGGCAACACGCCGCGGCTGACGGCTGTTAAATAATAAAAAACAGTGTCGATGATAAAACCCAACGATCGGGTGATGCTTGTGTGGGGCTGCTGCCCTGAGATCCGCCGCTATATCGGCTGGGTGGCCACCATTGCTGCCATCTCGCCCCGCCGTTCTTGCTGCAAGTTCTGCGGCAAGATCACGGATGGGCCGCTGGCTGAATTTTCCGAGGCGCGCGGGCAGGGATACATCCCCATCGCCTGGTTGCGCAAACTTCCGCCTGACGATGAACCGCTGGACGAGAAGATCGTGCAACGAGTTACCGAGAAAGCATGAGCACCCCCGCCCCCGCCTTCCTCCCGCCCCCGGCCGCGCCGCGGCCGGACGGCCGCGGCCGGTGCC